ATACTGTTCTGCCCCTGCGGAAGAGCCCGGATCACGGCAAAGTAGAAGAAGAGGTCGTGGAGAAGCTGGACGAAAATAGCTCCAAACACCAGGGCCACGCCGTAGGCGCCTGGAAACAGCAGGGTTGCGATCAGCACGCCCAGCATCAGACTAAAGACATCCGCGGCTACAGCGGCCACTCCAAACTTGTCATACCAAAGCTTCAGAGACCCTGTGGGCGGGAGAAAGGAGAGGTGCTGACCAGGGAGAACCTTGGTGATCACCATGACCACAAAATCCACCCATGTCGCCGCGGCCAACAAAGAGAGCAACCGCATTACTTATTGCGGCGGGTTTTTCCGTGCGCCATACGAGCAGACTTCTTGCGCGAGACAATACGGCCCCACTTGTTCATCTTCAGGTCGGCCTTTGTCAGACCGCCAGTTGTGTGGTGAGCCGTTCCATGCATGACTTGAGCACGAGATCCAATCTTCATTTATATCTACAAGCGAAAATTTGGATTGAAGAGGATTCGGGCACCATGTGAACGCAGGCATTTCTGAAATGGATAGTGTTCAACACATGAGGTTTCATTGAAAATACCAGAGTATCTGCAGCATGGGCGTAGGATTGAAACTTTGGAAATCATTGCCGTGTTGAACGCGCCATCAACATACATGGGCTGCTTCACGTTGCGCATATAGTCCTTGAACTTCTCAACGGCCTCATACGTCGCCTGCTGTTGCGTATACCTGCCTGACCGCCACAGTTCGTAGTATTTTTGCCAGCAATCAAACTCAATGACTCCGGGAACCCGCAGTGCCCAAATATCGTAGTATCCACCATAGCCATTTGCCGTTACCACGTCCCATTTATCCTTCATTTCAAAGCACGAATCAAAGGACTCCTTCCTGACCGGATTGGTAAAGACATCGTCCAGGTCAACCATCATAAAGTAATCAAATTCAGGGGGGATATGGCATAACAATGTATTCCGAATGTGAGCAAGGCGAACTGTTCGGTCAGAAAATCGGGCATTCAAGTTTGTCTCCGTGATCACATGGCGATGAACGTTGTGTTCGCGCAAGCTCATCCACTCCATCAACATTTCATGAGTACGATCTGTTGAATCATTCTCGTAGATGACAACTCTACACTCCTTAAACCACGAGGATACAACATCCAGGTTGGCAAGAACAGCCGGTAGAAACGGCTCCGAGTTCTTGCATGCTCCGAGAATGCAAAGCGTCGTTTGTTCCATTATACTAATAGATTACATACTCTTCCGTATTGCGTACGAAACACATCCATCCAGCCCTTTGGCACATATATACAGACCTCTTTGCGCACAGAACTCATCTACCGCTTGTTTCACTCCAAACGCCCACCGTGTCCTAGCCTTGTTCATGTTCATTTCGTAGTCATGGCCCATTATGAATCCACCCTTCTTCACTTTGTTAAAGGACGTTTGCAGGTCGCGCTTGCATGCCTCATAGGAATGGTCGGCGTCCAAATACACCATGTCAAACGTTTCATCAGGAAACGAATTCAGTGACGCAATACCGTCGCCCTTTATCACCTGAACAGTGGACTTGGACTTGAAGTGTTCTCTCAAGTTCATATAACATTCATTCAGATCAACATATTCAAAGTTATTACCATCCTGATCTCCTGATCCCATCCTGCCCTGGAAGAAGTCTATCATAACATACATTGATGGGGAAATCAGGGACTCAATCTTTTTCGCCATGTCTCCCTTGAATACCCCTAGCTCACACACAGAACCACCTATCGGGATCATGTCGCATATCATATCAATGCGAGTATCGTATTCAACGGGCTTGAAGTATCGTTCGCAATGACCCTTGATCTTGTGCTTGGCGTCCTCTGTATAGGTATAATGCTGCAGTCTAGCATCTTCAAACTTAGGGAAGGTATATAATACGTTAATATCGCTAGGAAGTTCACATATGGTTATGGCATTCTCCTCTAACTCGTCATTCAGATAGTACTGTTCATAACTAGGCCATTCTCCCGGTGCGTGCTTATCAAATACAGATGTTGTAAACGCAGCGTATTCCTTGGGAATTCCAATCAAACCGCCATTGTACTTGAACGAAGGCCTCCACACTTCATTGGGTTTGTGCTTTGCATGACTATCCCAAGCGAAGCACAGTCTCTTCATATCAAAATCGCAAATCACATTTACATTTGGTGATCTAGGCAGTAGATCTAGGTCCCAACATAGAATGAAATCGTAGCCGGGCAGAATAGAGTGTGCCAGCAATTTCCACCATGAGGGATGAGATTTCTTAAGATCAATGCCCAAGGGGGTTTCCATAACAAAATGATACGGTATGCTATGCCGACTAAAGTAGTCTTTAAGAACTTTTGATGCGTCCTCCTTGTAGAAGATGTCACCGACGGCCAATACCATCACACAGTATGAAATAGAGGTCATAGTGATTTAATCTAACGGAACATTTAACCCTATTTACATAAAACGAGACAAAGTAGTTAATGAACCGCACCGCCGTCATCACGGGCATCACGGGTCAAGATGGATCGTACCTTGCTGAACTCCTGCTCAGGAAGGACTACAAGGTTGTAGGCATTACTCGGAGATCCTCAACTCCGAACACCAGTCGCATCCGTCACCTTCTGTCTCACCCCAATCTCACGCTTGAACAGGCCGACCTCGCCGATTCCGCATCCATTGCCAATGTCTTTGCTGGGCTCCACTCCGCAGAACGCATTGAGGTCTACAATCTTGCCGCACAGTCCCATGTGGGAACCTCGTTCTCGCAACCCGAGTATACGGCCAATGTGGATGGACTTGGACCTCTGCGCATTCTAGAGGTGATCCGTCAGCAAAAGTTGAGTGACAAGACGCGGTTCTATCAGGCCTCCACGTCGGAGCTCTTTGGCAAGGTGCAGGAGACACCGCAGAGTGAGACCACGCCTTTCTATCCTCGGAGCCCTTATGGAGTGGCCAAGCTGTATGCCCACTGGATTGTGAAGAACTACCGAGAGAGCTACGGACTGTTCGCCTGCAGTGGAATTCTGTTCAATCACGAGTCTGAGCGCCGAGGCGAGGACTTTCTCACTCGCAAGGTGACAACCTCTATCGCCAAGATCTACTCGGACCCCACCTTCACTCTGGAGATTGGGAACATGGACGCCAAGCGCGACTGGGGTCATGCAAATGATTATGTATACGGAATGTGGCTGATGCTTCAGCAAGACGTTCCGGATGATTTTGTATTGGCCACGGGAGAGACGCATTCTGTCCGTGAATTTGTGGAGCTTGCATTTAAGGCCGCTGGTCATGTGATCACATGGTCCGGCACCGGTGCAGATGAGGTTGGACGAGATGAAACGGAGCGTATTGTTGTGCGGATCAACCCAAAGTTCTACCGTCCGGCTGAGGTGGATCTCTTGGTGGGCGATCCGACAAAGTCGCGCACAGTTCTTGGCTGGGTTCCAAAGATCTCGTTCCGCGAGCTGGTTACTCGTATGACGGAGGCGGACAGTAGAATGCATACGGCGCAGAATCAATTTTCTTGAAAATCTCAAGATAGGACAGTCCATCGCAACGGATCTGCTCAGCTGCGACCGTATCTACACACTTCAGATCAGCCCACCAATCCTCAAAGGCTCCGTACTTTTCCGTAGCGCTGTCGGGCATGACCACATCTCCACAAATCAAAGAATATCCGTGATCTACCAGCACTCTGCGAATGTAATCACGAGTCGTAGTTCCAAACCGGTACTGGTCGTGTTCAATGGTCATGGTCGCAAATCGGATCTTGTCCCATGGGAAGTGTGCCACGGCTGGCATGGTTGCCTCGTCAACATCAAACGAGATATAGTCAATTGTCTTTTGCATGAACGGGTACTCTGCCACGACCGTATCCCACTTGACACTCGTCGCGTCGCCGTACAGAAAGGGGTTCTTTCTCTTCTTGGCAAACTCCTCGCCAAAATCCTGGTAGTCAATGGAAAGACCCTTCCAACCCTCCATTTCAAGGGAATACGAATTGTTGTGATACGTAGGACGAAACGATCCGATATCAAGATACGTTCCTGGGCGCCTGACAAGGTGACGAGGAAAGACATCCTGACCGGCCTGGCTGAGAGAAAGTGACGGCATTTAGGTGTTATTACCGTATGTCTGTAAACAACTCAAATGCACGACCAGGCAAAGGCATTCACGCAGTTTGTTGCAGCTACTCTGCCAGATTCATTCAGTGGAAAGACCGTGCTTGACGTTGGATCGGGCGATATCAACGGAAACAATCGTTTCTTATTCAAGGACTGCGACTACACTGGGAATGATGTATATATCGCACCAAATGCAACAATTGTATGCAAGACAGGTGCCCTTCCCATGGGGGAGAATACGTTTGATACAATTGTCAGCACAGAATGTTTTGAGCATGATCCCGAATATGCAGAGTCCTTTAGGAAGATTGTGTACATGCTGAAGCCCGGTGGTCTGTTTCTATTCACATGTGCGTCAACCGGACGGCATGAACACGGGACTAGGCGCACGTCGCCTGGCGATTCGTATGGAACAATTGGCAATGTGTCTGGCTGGACAGACTACTACAAGAACCTCACGATTGACGATCTTGATACAGCAGTGGGGCTTGACGCAACGTTCTCGTCTTATGCATCGTATTACAACACGTCGCCTTGTGATCTGTATTTTTGGGGTGTAAAGGCATCTGAGTTGCCTCCGCCCACAGTGGGTGTCTATACGTATCCGCATACAACGCTCATTCGCCGTCGGTAAACTGCAAGTGGGTTTCCACACACAGTTTTTTTTGATTTCTTTGCTGATTTCTTGGTTGCCTTGTAGGGCGTCTAGTTGCTGTACGCCAGGCCACCCATGCCGCTCATCACGCGGAGCACGTTGTAGTTGACGGCGTACACGCGCACCTGGGCCGTGCGGCCCGAGCGGACCGTGTTCACCGACACCGTCAGCTGGAGCGTCGCCTTGTCAATACGCGAGAAGTTGCACGTGCCCGACGGCTGGTGCTCCTCCGGCTTCAGGGCAAACGAGTACACGTTGATGCCCTGGGTCGGGGTGCGCGTGTGGTGCTGGTACGGCTGCACGCGGGAGAAGTAGCGGCCCTCGCGCTCCGTGAAGCGGTCCTGGCCGTTGAGCTGGAGCTTGGCAACCTCCACCGGGTTCTTGCCCTCGCAGCGCACGCCGGACTGGAGGATGACCTTGGCGAGGAGGTAGTTGGTCGTGTCCTCGAACACGATGCCCTGATCGTTGCCGCCCGAGCCGATGTTGGTGTCCAGCCACGACGCACCACCCAGCGAGGGGCCCGTGGAGATGCCGACGCCCGGGAGGTAGGGGCCCGAAGGACCGTCGCCCGTCGTCGTGGGGACCGTGCCGAGCTGGCCCGCGCTGCCGCCCGACTGGCCAGTGCCCAGGCCGCCGCGGGCCAGGACGTCCATCACGATGCCCTCCGTGGAGAAGTCATCCGTGTAGTTGAAGGGCTGCATGCCGTTCACCTCCGCGATGAACGTCTGGCCGGGCGTGCAATCCACATACGAGTCGCGCTGGACGACCCACACGAGCTCCTTCACCGGGTGGTTGAAGTTCAGCTGGATCTTGTTGGACGACGACGTGATCGACTCGGCACCCGTGAACTGCAGCTGCTCAATCAGGTACTCGTGCGTCTGCTGGGCAAAGCGGCGACGCTCCTCAGTGTCCAGGTAGATGTAGTCGATGTACAGCGAGGCGGCCGTGAGCGACTGGATGCTGACCGGCGCCGTGGACGAGCCCGTGAGCTCGTAGTAGCAGCAGTTGATCCACTGCTCAAACTCCACGTTGATGCGCACCTCGTGGTACTGGAGCGCGATCAGCGGGATGGCCAGGCCGGGGTTGCGGCAGAACCAGAACTGGAGCGGGATGTACAGCGTGCGGGCCGGGGTGCCGGCGCGG